GGAATGGCTTAGGGCATTAACGATAGGGGTTAACGCATCCAATCTAGATGGGTTATTTAGGTTAGCATCATGATTACCTGGAATTAAAATGGTAGGTAACATATCAGATAGGGTTTTTAGAAATGTTTGTGTCATTTCTATAACCTCTGGTGTCATATCCGTTTTAGCGTGGACAATATCTCCAGCTAACAATATAATAGAATTTGATGTTTTGGTATCTTTAATGTATTGATACAGTCTATCAAATACTTCTTTGTATTCCTTGTGTCTTTTTAAGTTTCTAATATGAACATCTGCAATGTGGTATATTTTTTTAATATCACCATTACAAGGAATGATTTTAGTTTTTATCATATATCTGATAACTTGTATTCCATTAATTTTCTAAATGTTAATGGTTTAGTTTTTTTCATTAATTTATAAAATTTATCAAATCCCATTTCAGATGGGTCTGATTTTTTCATTTCTATTAAATAAACAGAAATACCTTGATTCATAAGTTCTTTTGAAAATTGTAATGAATTCTTTAACGCGTCTGAATCTAATGCTAGATACACTTTTTTTACACTTTTTTGGAGTATTTTTTTCTTAATTTCAGATTGAGGAAATTTACCGAATAATGGTATTGCGTTTGACCTTATTGCAATTGCATCAAAAACTCCTTCACAAACCACTATCGGCAAATCCCAATTAATAAACATTTCAAACCCAACTACATTCTTTGATACACTTGGATTTTTGTGTTTGAAACTACTTGTGTAGAAACTTCTACCCACAAAATAATTTAGCTTTCCACTATCATCATACGATGGTATAATTACTTTATGTTTATATGCTCCAACATCACAATACCCAATCTGATATTTTAATATTTCGGATGGGGATATTCCCCTACTTTTTAGATATTGTAACACGTGTTTTCTTATTATTGATTTTGATGATTTCCAAAGTGGTATGTATTCTTTAGGTAATTGGACTACTTCGTCTTTGCTTTCTAAATTATTTTTTGAATATCTGTATTTTTTAGTGAATATAGAATTGTGCTCATCCCATACATCTTTGGATACTTTCAGTTTTCTAAAAAGAGATTTGATTGATTTTCCCTTTTCGTCTGATATCCAACAATGCCAAGGATTAGTACCATCTGAATTGAGTTTTATGTTTATCTCCAATTTTGGTTTGTAATGTTCTACAAACGGGGAGTAAAAAGCATAATTATCTCCAGATGTTTTTTTAGATTTCCCTAAAACAGATTCCAATAAATTTAAAAGTCTATCTTCCATATTCTTACAATATACAAAATAATTTTGAATTATCCAAAGAAAACTTCACTTTTTTTCTCATCTATCCATTCTTGTGGGATTTCTTTCTTAGCCCATTTGAATCCATTCTTCTCGCACCACTCAGAATATGTGGTTTTAGACCCCTTATATATTTTTCCGTTTGGGGATTGAAGAACAAATCGTATGTCTAATTCGGGATGTTGTTTTTTGATTAGTAGATGTTTTTTTCTATCGTCTGGTAAAAACCAACCTTTTGATTCAATAAATATACCATTTGGTAATCTAAAATCAGGTTTGTAAGAATGGTCTGTGGCTGGTATGGTGTATTTTATTTCATGTTTTTCATATTCACCATCAATACCCTTTGACTTTAGCTGTTCGTCAATTTTGGTTTCAAGACCACTTTTGTGACCTTTCTTTCGCTGGATGTGGCTCCAATTAGATTTTTTCATAACATTTTATTTATAGTTCTATACGTGATTCCAAATAAAATTACCATCGATGTCTTGAGTTAATGCATCCTTTTCTGTTTCTTGTGGTAATTCATTAACGGTTACGGGTCCGAATGGGCCGTCTATATCAAATCTAACCTTTACTGTTATATCACAATCTTGTCTAATCTGGATAGCTGAACCCATCTTTCCTATTGCCAATAAGTCACCTTTTGAATTGTATAGACCAATAGTAGTGAAATATGGTTTAAAGTCTGACCCCGTTACAAAACCTTTTAATAAACTACTGTTTATATCATTATTTTTTCTAAGTGATACATTTTGAGAAACATTAAAATCATTTGAGTCAATCTCACACATTACCGATACTTCGTGTAATTGTTTTGTAGATTTGTATTTTGTTGTAAACCCAGTATCACCACCTGCGGTATAATCCCAACTACCACTCCTACCCGTAAACACATTATTATAAATTGGCCGAGGGTCGGATATAACCATCAACCCGTGTTTATAAAATACTTCACCAATCACATTTGTTTGATATGCTGAACCGTTATTGTATGCGTTGGTGGCTAATGTTCCAATTTCAACTGAAGTTAGTGCTTTCCTATATATTCTAACTTCATCCAATGCGCCATTTAAACTTTTAAAGTTAGATACAACCCCAGCATTATGTAAAAATTTAGAACCCATTAACATATCATATGTATTCCAAACTTGACCGATGGATGCTATTGATGCTTCCGATTCCTTTGTTCCATCAATCCACAATTCCAATGTATCCCCATTCTTGTTAAATACAATATGATGAGCTGTGGAATCGTTTATAACGGTTGATGATGTTATCTGTGTACTTACTAACCCATCTGATATTGTGGCAATGACACTACCTGAATAATTAGCAGTAGTCTGATTGTAAACTCTCAAGTCAAATGGATATATTGAAGTTGGTGTATTGATAACATTATATGTAGTTGGAAACAAATTTTGTTGAATAGCCATTGTACCATTTGGTACTAATGGTGGTGTAAAGGTTTTGTATGCTCCATTTTTAGATATTATAGAATTCCAACCATCCGATGTATCCGATTGTGATACGGGTAGTACAGTCCATAATGAAATTGCATAATCATCACCTCTTGTAAACTCCAGTTGGGGGTTATGGTTTACTCTAATATATGAAGAACTTCCATTTAGAGTAACTTTAGTTCCAGATGATAGTACAGTACTTGTTGTTTTTATACCAGCATCATAAACTAAATCTGCCCCAACTGCATGATTTAAATAACCACTTTTATCGTATATCTTATTATCAAATGATATGGTTCTATCCGCCACTTTTTCGTTGAAACCCCAATAACCGATTAAATCACTTTGTAATGTATAGTTTGTTGTAGTTAAACCACTATCTATCAATTCACCATGATATTCATCTATCTTATTATCTGTTATGGTTAGTGTCACAAAGGCATCGTCACCTCCTTCTTCTCCGATGGCAGTGAGTGGTAATGGACTTTTATCAGTTATTGTTATACTACCAGGTTTTATACCATCACCCATTCTATTTTGTGGAACTGAGAATATAGATGCTGATGCGAATAAGTTACGTTCCATTACACCACGAGTGGAATAGAATACTTGATTTACAGCTGACCATACTGTCTTTTGATGTACCATAGATAATGGGTCACTGTTATTAGAATTGGAATTATCTAATTCAGTAGTATCATGTCCTACTGTACCATTGATGGATTTCGATACTGGTATTATTTGATTATGTAATGGTGATATACCCTTTAGTATGGATATTAGATGTGCGTCATCTCTATAATTTGAATTGGTTACAATCCATTGTTTATAGGCATTGTATGGATATCTTTGAAATCCACCATCGTTTATCGGTTTGAATGCGTCTGCCATTATTTTTCATTATCTTTCTAAAAATCGAGTTTAACTTTAATTAATGATTCTCTCTGGAAATTTTTAAGGACTGGGGTTGATAGTTTCGCGACTGCTAATAATTCTTGATTCTCATTGTATAACCCAACCGTTGTTATATAAACATTAGGTTGGCCAACGAATGTTGCTTGAGTAAATACCCCACTTGAACCACTTGCGAATGATGGGTTATTTGAAAAATTATACTCCGCGTTCCTAGCTCTTATAAAATAGAATGTTGATTTTACGTGTTCCTCGTTTCTTGCTGCAAATCCATATGATGTATTTATGGAGTGCGCACCACTTATCGCAGTGTGCAATTTATAGGCGTTATCACCATTTATATTTGATGCGGTGACAGTATTAAAGTTTAATTGAGTGTTTAATGTATCCGCATTTAATACAAGAACACCATGTTCTGCGTATATTCTTCCATAATAGGTTGTTGGAGAATACACACCATTTGCTATTGAACCAGATACTAAATTAAATACCACTCCTGGTTGAGTTAAAGCTTGATAAGTGTCACCAGAATCGTCAATAAGTCGTATTACTTTGTTAGAACCACTCACTGACACATTAGCACCAAAGTTAATAGAGTTTACAGCTGAACTTGATAGTTCAGCTAAATTCAGTTCGATATTACCAACATCTACCTTATCTTTCATTCGAGCTGTATTGATATTAACTACATATATATGATTTGTTGATACACTATTGATTTCGAATGTTGTTTGGTTAGGGGGTAACAATACTTGAGCAAATTGAGTATATATAGCTTGTGCTGGTGAATCCCCATTTGATGACAATGAACCACTACCGGCTTTATGGCCATACGCTACAGAAAACTGAGGTTCTGCTGTTGCTGAGGTTGGTGATTCATTATATATTTGATAATAGTATTGTTTCTGTGTAGATGATTGTGCGGATGATGTATAGTATGCGCCTAATGTTCCAACATTGTTAGACCACAAGCCTTGTGTAATTCTCTGTGAACCACCCTCTACCACATCACCATTCATTAGTGATGTGAATGTTCTATTAGTAGTTTCCCATGAACCCGCTCCCAAAATTCCGTTAGCCATTTATTTTTTCTCCGTTTTAAATTTATTCTATTTTATTAAAACCCTGATTGTGGTTGTCCACTAAAAGTACTACCCACAATAGTATTTGGGTCATTTGTTATTGTTAATGGAATTTCATATCGAGCCCCACTCTCATTACCAAAAACTATTATTTTAGTTGATATATCAATATTATCTGGTAGTATTTTTGGTATTATTGTGAAAGAATTCTGACAAGTAATAGTGATACTTCTATTATCTTCATTTGCTCCAACGGGGTCTGTAGCTACACCAATTCCAGCTCCATCACCGATTAAATTTGCAGCTGCAGAATTTACTAATGTAACTGTATAACCAACAAGAAGGTCGGATGTGTTATGCATTGTTAATATTTGAATTGCTTGTCCTACCGTTGCGCTTTCACTCAATGTTACAGTTGTGGGTACTACCATTAGTTTAGGTATACGAATTGTATTTTTAGGTAAACTCAATAACTTATACTTCATCATAAAGTTTTCGTCTGTAGTTGGTTCTAACATAGGTAAATTCTCAATTGCTGCACCATAATGGTCAGTACCTGATGGATGTGCTGAATTCCAGAGTCTGTAATCAACCTCGTCATCTGACAATGCGAATTGTGTAATGTTAAATTGGTCACTACCCTTTGATAGCAACTCCCTACCCTTCTTGGTTAGGATTGCGTGAACTGTAATTGAACTATTATCTAAATATCCCATATGTTTTTATCCTTTTTATACTATTATTCTTACAATAAATATAATAATAAATATTTTTAAACTAATTTTTTGAAATTAACAATTATTTATATGTGACCTTCCATGTTTTCCCTTATTAAAACCATCTTACCATCTTGGTTTAACATCATGTCGCTCACCGTTGATATTCTCCGACCAAGTTTTTCCTCCAAATCAATAAGTTGTTTCCTTCTCTGTTCAATAGGTGTTAAATTCTCTATCTCTGGATTAAACAATTTTTTTTCTTCATATGTCACTTTGATTTCGTTCTCAAAGAAATCTTGTTTTACGGTTACCTTGTTTACTCTAAAACTATTTTCTTTTTTCTTCCTTAACTGTTCTCGTTCTAATCTTCTTATACTTCTTTCTTTTAAATCATTTTCTTTTTTTTCAATCTGCTCTCTTCTTAAATTAATATCTGCTTGTAAACTTGACTCATCCCCATCTTTTATATGTCGTTCACCGACAAACGCACGGTATTCTTTTTTCAGTTTTAAATGAAAGATATCTTTCTTTAATTTAATCATTTCATTGAAATTCTCCCGGCGTTTCATCTCATCAGTGTATGCTTCTTCAACATCCAATTTCCGTTCAGTATCTATCTTAGTTCTCTGTGTTTCTTCACTCATTAATGTCTTAGCATCACCCGGTGAAAGTGTATCTTTAGTTATAATGGGTAGTGTGGGAATATTTGATTGAGATGACCCATCTGTCATTTTAGATAATTCATTAGAGGTTGCTTTATCCTTGGGTGTTATTCCAGTTTTAGTTGATTTTAGTAAATTTCTTAATGTTTTCGATAGTTTATTCTTTGCCATAATTAATTATTTTTGTCATTAAAATTGTTTTGTCTGAGTTCTTCTGCCGCGTGATTATTCATTTGGTTCTGGAAAATCGAATTAAATGCGTCGATTCTATCTTCCTCAAACTTAGCCATTGAGTTGATGTCGTTATTAAAGTTGCTAACCAAACTGTCATATTCTGGTTTTAGGTTAATTAACATATTACCATATACTATTGTGTTTTGTAATGGTATAAGTTGAGGCCCAGAAACCGCCCCAGTACCAGGTGAAACCGTTAAACTACCTTGTGCGATTGGTGCGGTAACAACTAAAACATTCGGGTCTGCAAGGGTTATTACAACTACAGGACCACCATCGGGTGTATCTGGTGAATTCGTTGTTAACGAATCCGATGATACTTTACATCCATTAAATTTTAAATTTTGCATAGTTAATGATTGACCATCCGTTGATGTTTGTGCCGGTGACAATGATGATGAATAGTATTTCTTCATTGAGGCTGACAATGATGATGAATAAAAGTAGTTCTCTGTTTTTGCATACGGTGCGTACGCATTATTAAGTACAGTGGAACCCGTTGGGCTATAATTCCAGTACCCATTAGAACCAGTAGTCCAATTGACACCAAAACCAACATTAGCTCCCGCAGAGTAATTAAGAATTGTATAGTGGTATACTGCTGGGGTATATTGTGGTGTTGCTGATGCGCTACCCATACTTGCAATATCCTCTGCCGATGCGGTTACGGTATAGATGTTTGATATTGTACCATTGTATGTATCATATGAACCAGTTGGTGATATTCCATCCCCTATTCTTAGTGTAGTCTCATAGTGTGGTGTTGTACGACTAATACTTGAGTTTGATGTTACTTTAGGTCTTTCTAAAATATGTGGTTCTATCAATATACCATAATCATAATCTACCCTTGCTGGTAGAACTTGTTTTATTTGTTGGAATACTGTAAAGTCGAATCGTGTTAAGATATCAATAACTGTATTGATTAGGTTTTTATTACTATATTTTCTAAAAACGCTCCGGCGTAGATGTTCCAATTCTACATTTGTATCGTTATAACCATTTCTTGAATCTGGATTTCCTATATAGTCATCGATTTGAAAAAATCCAGTATGATTTATAACATCTTCATTATACATATTTGTAGCAGATAAATATACACCAAGTTTGTTTGTATCAACTGGTGCAGTGTCATATCTTGATTTTTCCCTTTTGTGGTCTGGGTCTAATAACCCACTTAGAGTACTACTCTCCACTCTAACTTTATTATTTGATATATTGTTGGGGCCTACACTTGGAACTTTTGTATAATATGTATCAGTTGCGCCATTCAAATTGTCCGATGCTACACCCACAATTGATGCGGATAATACGGCACCTGCCGATGTGGTTGTTATGTTTTGGTTTGGATGTTTAGATGCTAACGTATCGGGACTTGTTATTGTTTTTAACTCACTACTTGGTAAAAATCTAAACTTCAAATCAAAATAAGATGATGTATGTGTATTTCCATGATACGACATTCTTGATAATACATGGTCATCCATTACAGTATCACTTAATGTGTCTGTATAATACCGTATCTCTTGAATAGACCCATTTATATAATTTGATGAACCCCATAAACTTGGTACACCACTACTTGGTAAACTTGCATTACCAACGGTAAATGTTCCACTACCAGTCCATGTAGCATTGTAAGTTTCAGCTCCAACTTCTGGACTCTCTATGGTCGTTGATTCTTTAACTGCCATCTCACCACTTCGCTGTCTACGATAATGAAGTGTATAACTATTTATTGATTGGTTTCTTTTTAAGAATAAACTACTCATCTTGTTATCAAATAAAGGCACATCATCAATTGATGCTGACATATAACCACCACTACCACTTAAATAAAAATGTATATTACCCCGGTCTGTGGTAGATGTATCAGGTTCTAATAAAACCAAGAAATCTACTGTGTTAGACGCACTACCACTTTTACTTAATAGTACGTGTTTATCAACGGTTGGAGCATGACTAAATTGTAATTCAATCGTATCTATTGGATTTGGTGTATCTAACACATACGTAGTTGGATTTAAATCATTTATATTACCCCAAGGAACTGATATGTAATTGGCGGAGTCATCCATTTTTACCCTATACACAAACTTATCATGTTCGTATATTGGTCTAGCTGTCATTTCATCAGGTTCTATTACAGGTCCACCATATTCTTTTATGTTTAACATTGATGATGGTATACCATATGTTGCTATAAGAGCTTTAACTGAGCGAGCCGTTCCCTTTGTTTTTAGTAGATATGGTAAATTGTTTACTATCCTTCTCCAAACCTCATAATTTATTTGTTCGTCAGATTTAGATGCTAATGAACCACTTTGAATTGGATTACCACTTTGGTCTTTTCCTACGGCATATTTCCATAATTCAGTTGCTTGTTTACCATTTAATAACTGCCAACCAGCTGATTTAGCTACATTATATAATAATTCATTTGGTATACCATCGTGTGGGTGTTCTTCTCGTGTTGATAAACTTGTTAGTTTTTTAATATAACTCCAGGTGATGTCAAAATGATGACCTATCATATCTATGAACAAAAGATATTCTAAATTCATATCATCACTTGCTAGTGACTGTGGTATCAATTTTGTTAAGCGTGAGTCATTGAATGCATCATATGTAGTGGATGTATCTATTAAACTATTATAATAGGTTTCGGCTACTATTGTTGTTGTTGGTTGTAATACTAATGGATATACAGCTTGTTTCGGCCATGGTGATACTTGATATATTGATGAACTATAGTGTGTATATAAAGAACCAGTTGATTCGTAGTACATCCATTTCTCAAATCCATCAAAACCACTAATAACTTTATTTTTTCTATCTATTGACTGTGATATGTTGGTTAAGGCATGAGAACCACTAACACTATTTAAAGTTGTGATTCTAGCGTCATATGATTCTATTAGTTGTATTTTGTATTTGAAATTCCTAACACGTTCTACTGCTGACGAGTAATGAACAAAGTTACCAAGTTCTGAATAATCTATGTTTACATCCATCTCACCAAATGATGAACTAATATATTTGTTTATTACTTGTTGTGATGTTGATAGGTTCGCATCTAATAATTGATTCCACGATTTTAAATCAGTTCCTTGTGATTTACCATAATTACCCAAATCAACTTTAAAGTTAGGTGGTGAGAAATCACCAAAAACTTCTGTTTTAATAAATGGATATAATAATAGCCTCTCTATATAAGAATTATTGTTTAATAAATCTATACTACATAGTTTAGATTCAAGTGCTGGGTTTAATGGTTTGTATAGTTTAACAACTACTTTTTCTAATTTAGGTTTTAAAAGTGTATCATCAAAAAACTTAACCTTCAACTCACCATTTGTGTCAAAATCACCAGTATATACTTGACCTGCAGTTATATCAAAATAATTTTCCAAATCATCGGGAGTGTACCATATTACAGCACCATTTATATCTGTTTCTTGTCGTAACTCTACAGTTTTATTACCACCCAGCCCATCAACGATAGTTGGTATAAACTTTGTAACTCTACCAGTTGCTCTTAAACCAGGTAGGTATGCTCTTAAATCATCATAACCGCTAACCCCTTGTACTTCTGGGTATGGGGTATTGTTCTCTGTTGCAGATTTATCAAAGTCTGCAACCTCTATATAGAAGTGCTCACCATCTCTAAAATCTCTAAGTGATGGGATGAATGTAGTTCGGGCAGAATCTATGTAAACACCGTCACCAGTTGCGGCTTGAAGGGTTGTTGACTCAATTAATGAGTCTGTAACTTTATACTCCGGCCATGTCCATAGTTGTTGTACGGCTGAAGTAAACTCAATATGACCAGTAAAAATATCAGTTGGGAATGGGATGGATACGTTTACATCACCTACTCTTGCAGCTTGATTACTTTCGAAACTAATATCTGTTATTACTGCTAAATCATTACTACCAAAGTTTAAAACAAAATTAAAGTTATCGGGTGCGTTTACCAGTCCATATAAGAAAGTTAAACCAACATTATCATTAGTGTTCGATAATTCTATCTCTGTTCCATCTGCAGATATTCTTTCTATTTGTAAAAATCTACCAGGTGTTGATATTGATGAAAAATTCCACGTTGGTGTTAAAAAGTTATAAACAATACTATAATACCCCCTGTCTACACCAGCACTCCTTACATCATTTTCTGGGTCTAACTTTATGCGCATTTCATTATTAGCATCAAGTATTGTTTTTGTTTTATAGTTTTCAATAGAGTGTATTAGATTATCACCAGAATATACGTGAATCTCTGTTATTGACCTGTTTTTTACAAAGTGGCGTTCAGTTTGACTGAAACTTGGTGGTAATGGACTTCCTAACTTAGCTAAATCGGATATGTCGTACAGAGGTACATTCTCTACTGGTTGTTTAGAGTTTAATAATATACCCTCGTCTTGAAATCTATCTATCATTTTTTATTCTTTTTTTAAGATGAAAAGTGGTTTGATATGTTCCATACTGCATATGCAGTCTGATACACTCCTACTGTTCCTTCTTTTATACCAGGAGACTTTGCACGTTTTCCTACGTTACTCCATTTACCACCAACTTTATAAATCTCTTTAACAATACCACTGCGGTCGACCTCTATAATTCCGCCTGCAAAAGTCTTATCAGCGTAGTTTCCTAATTTCGGCTTATCATCATCCGGCTTCCAATCCGGATGATTATCAAAACCACCTTCTTTATAGTCTTTATTCCATCTATAAAAAAGGTCTTTCTGTGTACCTGAATCCAAGTGTGATTTTAAACGTGAATCTTTAACTTCATCGAATAATTTTATACAATGATAACTTTTATTACCAGAGATACCACTTGGCTCAAAGTTGGGGGCATCTGCAATTGGTGCACTGTGAATATCGGCCGGTTTTAATTTTAATTGTGTACCTATTGCTAACCTACCCACGTATACTATCTCTGTCTCAGTTAGCAATTTATCGTATCGTAAACAATGGTCTCGGTTGAACACATCAATTTTCATATGCATTCTCATACTTTCACCACCTTCTGGGAGAATTGTTATTTTTTCTGCACCTTCACCGTATATAGTCATGTTAAAGAGACTGGAAATTGACGCGTCTGCAAATAATTGAGTATCTACAAAATCAGCCTCACTAATAACTCTGGGTGTTGTATCTGGTGTTACCCCTTCTGCAAAAACAAATGTATCAGTTGTACCATCTATCATTTTATTATATATTACCCTGTTGAATTTTTGTAATTCAAGTTTAAGTGGGAAGTATGTCAGTTGCTGACCAAACTCCCGTCCATTTGATATGATTTGGCTGTACGAATTTCTATCGTCATTTGTTATTTTATTGATATTACCTGGCATTATCTAACTACTTTAAATATGTGTCCATTAAAATATTGTTTTCTGGTATCCCTATCAACTCTAAATTCAAATTGGTAAAACCTTTCTGGTTGTAAAGTATTGAATCTAAAATCAAAATAATTACCAGTTGAATCACAACTAACTTTTGTATATGTTGTGTTGTATGGTATTATAACCAAGTTTGTTTCTGCATCTCTAACTTGGTAGTATGTTGTTTCGGGTAAATATTTTACCGCGGTGTATGCTGATGTTGTTGAGAATGACCTTGTTGGGTATCGTTCTCTTCCAACAATTCTTATTTTTCCTCTTGATAGTTCTGTATATTCGGCCATTAGTGTTTTTGGATATATCAGTATATCATCTGCAGTTAACTCCCCTAATGAACCAGTAACAAATTGTGAATCAATCCATCTAACTTCCAATGTTGGTACATATATAGTATGTGTTTCACTTGAAAAGAATTTAGATGACCCATGTCTTACAGAACCCGATTCTTGTGAATCAGTTCGTTTTACTATAAATCCATCATTTGTTCTTGAACCAGTAATCCAATCACTAACATATTCAGTTACCTCTACACCTAAATCATTTGTACTTTTATTGAATGTTTGTGAATATGTTGTATTATTTGCTGATGCGGTAAACCAAGTTCCACCTCCAACTTGAGATACATATGAACCACTACTACCTAATGCGAATGAACCAGTTGACCATTTATCATCATTGGTTCTGTATTGCCAAGATGCACCGTTTGTTGTTAATGGATTATCATAAAACTGGCCGATTCCTTCTGACCAACTTTGTGATACTTGATAAACTTGTAATTCATATTCTGCTTGAACTTCCGTTTGTTCAGTTGATGTTAAATTTAGATAGTATTTAATGCTACCAGAAATATCCCCGCTTGCTACGGATTCAGATATAGATGATATATCAAATTTAATTAATATCCGACTATTACCTTCAAAATCTTCTTCTGTTAATTCGTCATAGAACTTGGTTACTTCTAATATCTCATCTACTCCTGTATTTTGTTGGATACGAGTGGATGGTTCATAAATAGTAGTATCTTTTTGTCCGTATATTCTATATATCATTTTTTATATCTCCTTAAAAGGTTTGTGTTACTACTCTACCACGAATATCATCAGTTTTATATTTTATCTCAAATATAGATGGGTCTCTTGGTGGATATATAACACCATTTTTAGTTGCATTTTTAATACTATACTTATTAGGTGAATAATTACCATTGAATCTATTATATACTTGTAAGCCACCAACCCCATTACTATTAGGTCTGACAACTGTCTGTACACCTTTTACACCATCTAATAAAACGTATAATTTCGATAAATATATGGGTTCGTTTATTCTCCAATTATCTATATTAAAATAATCCTTTAATTCTGCTATACATCGTAATAGTACTTCATTAGAATTATAATTAGGTAAAGTTGTTATTTCAAAATCAATACCAATATTAACTATAAATGTATCTTTAATATTTATAGCATCAGTTAGTATACGATAATAAGATATATAGTTTTTAAGATTGTTTTTAGTTGCTGCATTTAGTTGTGTTAATTTTCCATTACCATCATAGCCCGCTACATATAAGTTTAATGCTAGTGGGTTTGGTATTTCAGTCGATGGCAATTTGTTGTAGATACTACCCTTTACGGGTAATTCTAATTGAAAGTCCGTTGTTACGTATGCTTTTGCTACAGACCCGAATTGCGGTGGTAATGCGTAACATCGCATTTCATAATCCCCTCGTGTTACTGTTCTATTCTGTGCTCCAAAGTATGCCATTGCATTTTGTCTAAGTTGTTCTTGATTTTCTTTACTTGCCCCACCCCGAGCTGGTTCTGGGTTGGTTACTGCGACAGAACCTCTTACGGTGCTAAGTAAATTAGAATCTAAAGAACTTTCATTAGTAACTGTTGAAGTTACACCCTTTATTTCAGTTAAGGTTTTTGCTGGTACATTGTCAACTACACCATTACCAACAATATATTCAACGGTTAATGTGGTATTACCCGGTGCCACTCCATATGTTGTTGTATATAAAAAGTTGGATGGGTCTAGACCTTGGTCTAAATCCGCAGTTGCGCTATATAAAGCAGAACCCACATTATCTGGATTTGGAACTATCTCTTCGTCTGCGTTTGCAGAAACACCAGCTCCGAATCGCATAACAATTGTGTTTTCATCATCAAACGTTGTTACGAATCGTCTTGGAACTCGTTTTAATCGTAATAAGTATGGTGTATCAGCACTGTGTAATGAAAAATCTACTGAAGTATATGCGTTGTTTTCAACTTGTTCGTAAACAGTGTCTTGTGCTAAATAAGGCACTCGTGTCCAGTCGTTACCATCACTATCCGTTACTGATTTAACTCCTATTATATTAGTATCTGTTATTTTTATTTTATCATATATACGTGGTGACCCAAATGTATATGTTTGAGTTTTTTTAGTTCCACTTGATGCTTTTACCGATTTCTTTAATAGATAATATGTTGGTAGATTTGTAGTGTTATCAATTTGATAAACTGAAACTTCCATCTTGTCAAATGATGATGATACGGTAAAGTCAACGGCTTGTGTAGTTGAGAAGTTTACTGCAGTAAACTCCGATGACCCTACTTCCATACCTTGTGCTAATCTGAGTGCATAGGTCATATCCGGCCCAACGTTATCACCCGTCCCAGTCGCCGGGACTAACTGATATACAGCTAAATCTACAACGGCGGGGGATACATTTTTTGGTTGATATCCATATGCGGCTGATAGATTGAAAAGGTTTGCTTTTTCTTCTGCGCTTGTTAGTAGTGATTCTCTTAATTGTGTATCTGTATAAAATGATAATACATCACCAACATAAGATGCCATTTCCATAAACATCATACCAGGTGATGACTCGTTAAAATCATTATATGTGTTAGGATAGTAGGTTTTAGCAAAATCTATTAGATTTTTTCTAAATTGTCCAAAGTCTCTTCCTATTAATCTAACATCCTTTTGAACTAAATCGTTTTTTTTCGGCATATTTGTGACCTATTATTGAATACCAACTTCACCGGCAGCATCCACGAAAATAATTATTTGTGTATTTGTTCCTTGTTGGGTTACTTTAAATGATAATTCTATATTTACTCTATTTCTATCAAAATCTGCATTTACTTTTATATCTTCTATTACTATATATGGTAGCCAAAACCCAATATCTTCTCTTAGTGATTCGTCAATACTTGTTTCCAAATTACTACCCATTGGTTCGAATAATAACGATGGTATGGTTGAACCAAAGTTAGGTTGAAACGGCCGTTCACCCTTCCTTGTTAGAAGAAGGTTTTTTAGATTAGAAATTGCTTGTTCCTCAGTTGTATAACTAAGATTAAACAACCCATTTTTTGTTGCAAAGGGTAATGTTACACCAATTGCAATGTCTTTTTCTAAATCTAATGGGTTATGAAAATATTCCTTTCGTTTAGCCATTTAGTTATGCACCTTTTTTAGAGTTTATCTTTTTCATTAATGCTGAATAATCTCTTGTCAATGCAGCACCTACTGCAGTTCCTTCCAAGTCAACATTCACAGGTCTACCCTCTGGGTCAACCGTTGGAGTCATATTAGTTGGGGTTGCAGTTTGACTACCGTATCCAAATGCTTGTGCATTTTGAGATGTGAATGAATTACCACCATTTATACTACGCCATTCATCGGTATCATATGTTTCTGTTAATAACTGATTAATCATAGAGTCTTTTGCAAACTTCATTTTGGGTTTGGATTTTACTCTATGTTCGTTTAACACATTAGATACATCAAATGGGTCAACTTTCTTTTTGGTTTTCTTAGTAATAGTTTTTTTAGTTTTAGTTCGTTTGTTTTCGTTAAGTTCCATTATAATTGGTTTTAACTCTTCTCTAATAACCTTTCTAACTATTGCTTCTACTAACTTCGATAATTGTCTTGCTTTCATAATATAATTATTTTTTTATATAAATATCAAAATGTTTGGTTTTACTATTGTTCCATGTTGCTTATAATTTGTTTTATGGATGTTAGTTGTGCTTTATTAGACTTTGTATTGATATTTGATGTTGTAAATGATGCAAAATTTAATAAAGGCTGTGGGCCCATCTGTGTAGTTACTTGGGAAGTACTGAGTGCTTGTGCAATTGATGAAATCTCATCATGTGCTTTTTCTAAATTCTCAACTAAATTTTTAATCTCTGTAAATAATGAATCCAAATCCATTGCCCAATTTGGTGTTGCAACATTTACGGATTTCTTAGCACTTAATATAATATGGTCTTTTTTAGAATTTAAAAGTATCCTATCAGAATTCAATGTGATTCCTGCACCATCATATTGTGCTGGTGATTCTACACCCGTTCCTAACTTGTTTTGTGAAGTTGATAATCGTATCTTTTGAGTGGATGATAACCATATTGATGACTTATCATCGTCAATATCTTCTATGATGAATTTGTTATTATCACCAGATGCACCTCTTCCATTTGATAGTATGGTTATTGGGTCTGAATCATTATTTGATGACCAAGATGGGGTTTTAGTCGTTTGACTTGTTTGTGGTGTATATCCAAATCTAAGAGAATGGCCAAATCTACCTTCTATTAGAACATCTCCAAGAAAAGGTTGTAATGGGCTTATAGTCGAATCCTCTGTAAAACCTTCACCTAAATCATGTTCAGTATCATCGGTATTGTTTGGTGTTGGGTTTCCAAGTGCAATTGCTAACATATCACCGACTACCCCAGTAGAACCACCACTTCCACCAGAATCTGATTTCTGTACGTTTGAGTTCGGTAGTGCATTGTTATTGGGGTTTGATTGTAATGATACTGGTTGGTAATACAAACGTGGGCTACCAGTAGCACTTTTGCATTCAGGTCCTATTCCTGAAAATAATAAAACCGTTTCACCAAGTATGGGAACTTTTGTTATGTTTGAATCTACTGGCCATGCGAGTTGTGGTACACCCGATGATGCACCTACGTATACCTCAATTCTATATGTGTCGTTAGGAACACCATCTTTTAATACTATACTTTTAACAACACCCGTTTGTACACTCATTCATCATCTCCATCGTTTTTAAGAGAATCAATTTTATCATCAATCTCTTTTGCGTTTTCTAATAATTGTCGTTTCTCATCCTCTGATAATCCGAACCCACTGTTGGAATCTGTAGAGTTTGCATCTTTCAACATTCTTTGGATTATTGCAGCTAATTTAACTATTTGGTCATCATTCCTAACTGCCACTTCCATATATTCTTTAATCAATGGAACTACAACTGTTGCATCATTGATATCTTTAACTAATGGTTCTAATTGAGCTATTAATAATTTCAGCTGTCTATCTTTCTTTTTTGAATTGGTATAGATATCAGCCATAATGTCTGAAAATGACTTACCTTTAAATAATTCTGTATCTTTATCCATAATCCTTCAATTTATAATCCATCGGTAGATAACCTTCTTTGTTATATTCCATATAAAGTTCTGCATATAATCGTTTCATTACACCCACCACTTTTGTAATGTACTGTGTATGTACACCAGTTCTCTCTCTAATAAGTATATATAATGCTTTCTTATTGTAAGAGTATAAATCCATTCGTTTTCTGAATAATTCATTTATACTATCTGCTATTGACCTATCTCTGTCTTTTGTGAATATAATATAAAGATGTTTATCTATATATTCCACATATTGGTCTATGAAATCAGATTTAGATTCTCTAATATGTTTATGTGCTACTTCATTTATTATATTTCTTGAAGTATCTATTTTTGATACATCATCTCTGGATTTCATTCGTGCATAGTTAGCATTGTTCTCATTAAATAAATAGTTTCTAGCTACTACTGTAAAGTACGAGAATGCTCTACCATTGTCACCATTGAACTTGTGTATCTTTTCATTTAAGAATGCAACTACACTTGCTTTGACATCTACATACGGTACATCGAAGTAATATGTTTTATAAGTATGTATTACGTTTTCAGCTAATTTATCAAATGGATAGTGTATAAATCTATTATAGATTTTATTTTTAAGTCGTTGGTCTTCACAAGTGTTATATGCATTTATAGCTATCTCTGTAATTTGGGTGAAGTATCGTTTATTCTTTCTCTTCCTTGGCATCTAAATTAAATTGTTTATTTAGTAATTCCATTGTGGATTTTATTTCCTTAAAGATATAACCACTTTCATCATCGGATTCAAAAGAACCAACTCTGTCTATACTTTTCATTCTGTAGTATGCAGTTCTCATACTTGTATATACCAACTCTATGAAAGTATCAAATTGGGATACCTCATCTTCAAGAGTTTCATACTTTAACATAAGATTGTAAATACCATATGATAGCATTATAATTATCACTGATAATATTACGATAATAATTTCCATATTTTATAGTTTAACTTGGTGAACCACCAGTTGCATTGTCTCCAAAAATAGATTTGAAATCAAGTTTTTCAGGCATCTTTACATTTTTTAATTTTTGTTTCTTTGTAGGTCTGCCACCAACATTTTTACTTGGTAGTTTATTTTTTTTTGAACGTAACCACCTTTCATATTCATACCGAGTTGCCATAACATCAGCTTGATGCATAAGATATGGAAACGATGTTTTAAGTGCTTTACCAGGGGCATATGACATATAATACTCTTTGTTAGCTTCATCATATATACCATCTGTCAGTTGAATCCCTAACCATTCAATTTCTTCAACTTTAATACCATAATGATTCAACATATAAAATGTTCTACCATTCATGTTCATAAAATTCATATCGTCATTTGATTTATAAATCTTACCTTGGTTTTCAATATGCCATTGGGAATCGTTTGGAATATACCAACTATCAGTTTCATTACCAACTTTACCTAAATCGTGGTGTAGAGCTGTAAAAATTACTGTTTCTCTTGTGAACTCACCAAATCCTATACCAACTTCATTATATAATTCATATAACTTGATAGCGTTACGTGTTACACGAAGAACGTGGTCAATGTAACCTCCTGCGAATGCATTATGAAAATGTTCCATAGATGATGCGGGTGTTAGTATGATTCTATCCTCTAATGTATCATACATTTTGTTTAGTGATTCTAACCGTTCACCAGTAAATGTTTGATTGATTAACTTTCGGAACTTATTGTAATTGTCTTGTATTTGATTTTCATCTAAAATGTGTACCATAACTTTTATTTTTTATTGTTAACTAATTGATTATCAACGTGTTGTGATGATAGTGATTTTGTAAATAACTGATTATTAGTCAGTTACGTTTTCGTTTAATATTGATAGTAATTCACTTTCCCTGTATATGTGGTATGTCTTACCACCATTTTTGTGTTTAAAACCAGTACCCTCTAAAAGTACTGTGTCTCCAACTTGGACTGTCATTGGGATTTTGTCACCAGTATGGGTGAATAAACCACCACCAACTGCAACTACTTCACCTAACATTGTTGTTTCTGAACCAGAGGGTTTATATAAACCACCTTTTGTTTTTTCATCGTGTCGTTTTATTATCTCTACTACGACTCTATCGCCTAACGGCTTGTATTCCATTTCCATAACTTAAATTATTTTATCTATTATACCTAATTCTAATGCTTGTTGTGCTGATAAGAAGTAATCATTTTGTTGATTATCTTTCCACCACCCTTTATCTTTGTTTGTACATTGTTCCATTATTGAATTACAATCGTCTTCCAATTGTTCAGCGAACCTTGCGTTTGATTTTAAATCACCCAACTTTCCACCTGCGAATGATGATAGTTGATGTACCATTATTTTTGAATGTTTTGATGCGGCTCTTAAACCAGTACCTGCAGTAAGTAATAGTGCTGCAGCAGACATTGCCATTCCTCTACAAACTATATTAACTTTTATATCCTCACTATCCTTTAAACTCCTAATGTAGTCTATCAATGCTAATGTTTCAACTACATCACCACCACCTGAATTTAATAGTACTGTTATTTGTTTTGATATAGGATTAATCTTTAATAGTAATCTTACCTTTGAAACAAAATCAAAAAGTTGACCAGTTTGTATTACATCTTGTATCATTATAATATTATCACTAATATCAATTGCATAATCAAACTCTCTAAACTCTTGGAAGTATTTATCTTTCATACTACCATTACTTGTAGAATAAGTCACATCTGTATCAGATGTTATTGTTCTGTTGTCACTATATAAGTCACTCATATATTATAACTGTTTTTAAGTTTAATATAAATATACAAAAAATATTTGAATAATCCAAATTTATTTACCAGTATTTGCATTATCACCATCACTATATTTACCTTTTCGTGGTGGTTCTTTCCGTATATTTTCATTGTATAGATTTTCTTCTGGTTTAGGTTCTTCTTTTTTGGGTTCTACCTTTACGTAATCAATAACTTTTATTTCTTTTTTCTTTTTAGGCTTTTCTTGTGGTTTAGGTTTTGCTGGCTTAATTTTAATCTCAACCTCTTCTTCTTTAGGTTTGGTTGCTATCAATTTATTTAATGCTATAACCATTGCAATGGCTAATGGGTCAAACACAAACACAATCAATAATGTAAACCAATTGACAATGACATCCATTGATTTACTTGTAATCTTAGAAAGATACCTAAGTGGGCCTACTTCTGCTAACGCGTCATTATTGGATTCTAAATCTAATATTTTTAATTCCAACGATGTTACTGAATCTGTTATTGATTCTATTTTCTGTGATACTATACCACGTTGTTCTTTTGAATCATCCAATTCTTTTTGTAATGCCCTACGAGTTGAAGATGATGTGGTTGTTATGATTTGACCAGTTTCTTTATCTTTATATTGAATTACATTATTAGATAGACCTTTGGATAGCTCTGATACAACCTTACTTAAATCTTTCTTTTCTAATGTGTATCCATTTAACTGCTCTAAGAACCTACCCTTTTTTAGTTCAATAACTTTAACCCGTTTATCAACGATTGTTAATTCATCAGATGTTTTTTGATATGCAGATGTTAAGAACCCATATATACCTGCTGATGTTATTACCATTAAAACTAATACTGCTAATGTTAGGTAGTATTTCATCCACCCTGCAGTTTTCCAATGGTTATGTAAATAAGATGCTACGATTATTTTTGAAAATTCTAAAGTTCCGGCCATTATCATTACTGCAAAACTTGCTCCTGCAAATAATGAACTTAATCCAGAAACTGAATAATATGCAGCAGAACCTGCTAGCAATAAAGTACTGATAATCATTAGTATGATAAATCCAACTTTTTTATTTATATATTTTTTCATGTTTTTTTCTCTTTTTTATACAATTTTTTAGTTTTATTAACTGGTTGAATTGTATTTATAATAAATTATTTCTTTTAAAGAAGTAATGGAGTTGTAAACAACCCCATTGTTAATAAATAAGAAAAAAAAAGAAAGTAATCCAAAAAATGATAAGCTAACAGGGATTCTCTACCAACCCGTTAGTTCTGTATTTTACAACACATAGTTCCCTATCTCAGATTCAGCTATCATATTAACAATATTCTTATAGACATTAAAAAAGAGGACTCTTTCAAGCCCTCTTATGTTAAATAAGTATCAAATTTCAGTTGGTTCTAAATCTATAATGTCCTTAACGAAATAAAAATAAGGTTCTTTTCTAAAAACTCTATCAGCATTAAGATGTTCTTTCCAAGTTTCAACTATTGGTTTATGTTCTATATGAACCTTTCTCAAAACTATATATAACTTATCACCAGATTTTATAACTTCTTTGTTGAACATTATTTAACTTTAATTTCAATGACCTTCTTTTTCTTCTCTTCTAATTTAGGAATACTAACGGTCAAAATACCATCTTGCACAGTAGCATCAGTTTTAGATAAATCCCAGTCAGAACCTACCTTGTATTGTTTTGAAATTTCACGAGTATCTGTTTTTCCTTTAATGTAAATAACTGAATTTTCTACACTTATGTCTAAGTCTTTTTTAGAAAACCCTGGAACATCAAAACTCATTTTTAGTTCATCATTGTCTACCTTATAGTCTGGTAGTTGTTTAAGATTTGACCGCGTTAATAAAGTATCAAACGCGTCATTGAAAAAATCATTGTAAGGTGTTAATGTAAGCATAACCTCTCTTTTTAAAATGTTAATAAATAATTCTATATTAATATAATCAATTAGTATACCATTGTAAAATACAAGACATATTGTCAGTTTAATGACATTGGGTGTGTCTTACCCACAATTCTATATGACAATATTACAGATTCTTTTTCAAAGTCAATAGATGTGTCAGCAAACATCATTCCGTTTACCATCATTAAATTTGATATTTTACTAACAACTGAAAGTGATGGACCTGTTATAGACAACCTACCTTCACTCAAACTCACAGATACATACTTTTTTTCTTTTTTAGAATCACCAGGTTCAAGCGTATCATTACCATATTCCAATCTACCATCCATTTCATATTCATCATCAAAATCCCCAAGAAATAAATCGTATATATAAAGTAACTTGTCGTTATCAGATAGCGTCTTGAAGAAATCAAATTCATCATCATCCCAAAATTCGTTATGATTCATATTGTGTCCTCCGATTTTTAAAGTAACCATCTACCGATAGAAGTATTTTAAGATAGTACTTATTTATAAGTATCGTTAAAATCACCTTTTGTCTTATAAATTTTGTTTAAAAATTCCAAACATTGTTTGGATATTACAGTTCTCTTGTCGGCTAAATGATTTACAACCAATACTATAAACTCCGACAAATGGTTGTATTTTTTCATATCAATACGTTGTTGCAACAATAACATTTTATTGGTAAACTCTAAGATATAATCATTATTTGCACATATATCTGTAGATAGATATTCATCACGTATATATCGTTCAGAAAAGTAACGATGGGGATTTGAGTTATCCTTAATAACTTTCTTATATATAAGATTAACAAATTCTTCAAGTGTCAATATATCAGGTACTGCGTCTTGGAATGTACTGTAATCATGCATTCCGTTTTCACTATTACTACTTGATACACCAACACCTAACTTTTTAAAAAGTTCAGATGGTTTCATTGGTAGTCTAAGTTTAGTACAGTCCTAATTTTATTTTCTTTTGATGGGTTACCAACACCTCTTCTAATGTGGTTATTATTCTTTTACATTCGGCAGCTGTAATGTCAACTTCCCTACTACCTACTTTTAGAGTTCCAATTGGAATTGACTTATCTTTATAATTAAACTCATTGATTACATCTGTAAATTCAAAATCAATGGATGTATAATTTTCACCTAACTGTTTTAGGCGTTCTCGCTTACTATGTGATATTGCAAGGGAGTGGTTTACCGAACTTTGAAATCCTTTCTTTCTCATTGTTAATTTTATTGTGTTATTAATTTCTAATAAATATAATACTATATCTTATAAACCACTATTTTCGGTTTCGTTTTGATATTCTGCTAAACTTCCTTTCAAAAGCAGCTAGGCCCATTCTGTTTGGATGTGTCCTTTGTATGTTCTGGTTTGTTTTAATAATTTCACTAAACCAATACCATGCCATTTTTACAGTTTCTTGTGGTGGAATCATATACTCAGATTCTAATTTATTACCAGTACCATCTGAAATGTAAAATTTACCACCACCATTCACTTTAATTTTAGCGTTTGGGTATTTACCCAAAACTTTCTTTTTAAGTCTCTTAAACTTGTTATTACTTATGTCCATTATCTTTAGATTTTAAAAAAGAGTTGGTAAGGTTTGAATGTATGAATATGTTATTTTTTTTAGCATCTACCAATACATTTCCATAAACCTTACCATCCTCAGACTTTATTGTATATAATATTCCATTTTTGGAATTTACTTTATCAACAACTTCACCTACTTTAAATTTTTTAAAAGCAGATATAATAATCATAGAACCAGTTGTATAATTCATCAACCCCTCCTAATTAATTACTTTAATGATTTTGGTTTCAACAACTGATGTTACTTCAAAGTCAAGAGAATCATTTTTAAATTCTTCGTGAATTTTAGATTCTGCATCTGTAACTGAAACAGCACTCACTAAATACTGCTCAACTGATTTCTTTTGTTTACCGTTATCACCACTGATAACTACTTTTACTTTTGCTACGTAATACGACATATTAATATTTTATATTATATTTGTTAAATAATTCTGTTTCTGAAAGTAATTCATAAGCACCATTGCACTCACCATATTCCAAATCTTCCACGATAGTATGATACCATTGTACAGATACATCACCATCCCATTGTTTACCCGCGGGAATAACAAGCATATACAATGGTTCATTGTTTTCATGTATAAATGACTTGAAACCTCGTGGCCCAATTTCATCGGGACCTTTATTGTATTGTTTTCTCAACATTTCAAAATAAGTATCATCCATTTCTGTCCATGAATAATTGTTCTCAGCATAAACTGCTTCAGCATCGGCACTTGCTTTATCCAATGCTATTTTTTCTTCTTCTGTTAGTTCTTCGTAATTCATAAAATTGTTTTTACGTTTTTAAATATGTATTCTAATTAAAAATATTCCAAAAAAAGGTAACCCCCATTACTGAGGATTACCAAGAGTTAAAACATTTAGCTATTAAACGGATTTGTTAAATCCTCATTTTCTGTATTAAATAAATCATCACCATCTGTAGTACCAACATACTTTTGAACAAATTGTTTAATATATGTTCTTTCAGATTGAGCACCACCTGCGTCATCGAACAACGGATAAACTGTAATCTCTGCAGCTTCATCAAGTGAAAACCCATCGTAAAGTAGTGAACCAATTTCCACAGCTGAACGAGTTGATATTGAGTTCGTAAGTTTTGGTGTATCTTTTTTGACCTCACCACGAGTCATCGTAGTTATCTCTGATACATATTGTAAAATCTTATCATCAACAGATGGATACATCATAGTAAGTAGTGAATATTCCTCTTCAAGATTCAGTGTATCCATTTCGATGATAGTGAAACGGTCAACAATTGCTCTATCCAATTGACGAGTTGCAGTATACTCATTACCAATATTGGCAGAAGCGATAAACGAAACACCTTCAGCAACTTTAACAACTGGAGAATCCGAAGCTTCATCAAGTCTCAAGTATCTTTGACCTTGGTCAAGTACACTCATTAGAATGTTATGAGCTTCTGGGTGAGCTCTTGAAATCTCATCTAAAACGATAACTGTATTTGGTGTCTGTATAGCTTTCACAAAAGGTGATGGATTAAAAACAGTTCCTTTTTTAGTATCGAACTGAGTGTTACCAATAAGAGTTATACGTGGGTCTTGAGTTGACCCAAGATTGAATATCTCCATATTGTAACCTTCTAACGAATTTGCTGCCGCTTTAGCTGCCATAGTCTTACCACAACCACTTGGACCAGTCATCATGATATTTTTACCACGTAATATGTTACGGATAAGATATTTCCATTTCAACTCTGTCATAAACAACATCTGTGGTTTTAGTTCCTTAGATTCGTTATGAATAAAGTTAAGGAAATTTTCAACAACTGGTGGTTGAACAGTTTCTACTTTTTTATTTGGTGTATTTCCCATTTTCCATTTTTCAATTCCACCATTAGGTTTATTAAAGTTAGTAACGGGTTCTGCCTCATTAAACTTTTCAGCGGGAACTCTATTAACTTTAAGTATTCCATCGGTAAGATTCCCACAAACCCTAACTTTAAAACACCACTTATGTGAAGCATTTGCGGTTGCAACCCCACGTTTATAAAGTGACGAACCTTTATCATTCATCTCTGGGATGAAAAATCGGTTTCCAATTGAATCAACAAGAATCAAATCCTTGTTATCCATTCTTTCACATTTCAAAAACACAAATCTCTGTGACTTAGCCATAACTATAATTTTTTTTTAATTTAACAATTTATTTTTTAATTCTTAATCCGGTTTAACTCTCAATCCGTATTACATTACTAATATACGACAATTTTATCAAAAAGTCAAGTGTAAAGTGTTAAAGTTTTGTTAACAAACTGTTAAAGTTACACTTGACTATTTTTATTATTCAAAAAACTTATTTAATGTTTTAGTTAACTGAACTATGTTAGTAACATCAACATTCTTTGTATGTTTACCATACATTCTTTCAAATTGGCTATCACCATTAGATGAATAGTAACCCCCGTGTATAAAGTATGATAAAACTTTCACTCCGTTCTTAATCATCTTTTTTACTTGACTACTTGTATGTTTAATTGCGGCGTCACCGTAATAATCTATATCTGAATTACTAAATCCTGGGTAACCATCTGAAAAGTTAATGAAGAACGTATCAGTATTGTTATCAACCTTTGTCAACTCATCAATAATAGATTCAAAACACAATCCTTCTGGTGTACAACCACTTGGTCTGATATATTTAAACAACTGATGTACTTTTGCGAACTTATCAACTCGTGAATCATATGCAATCAATACAAGTGGAACGGTAGTACGGTTACTATCATTAGTACCTCTATAAGATATAACCACATCCATATTGTTTGTCATTGATGCGGCTTTTGCAATTGCCACTGTCGATGTTTGAGTATTATACCAAAGGTCACCACCCATAGATGAACTTGCGTCCACCGAAATATGAATCAATGTTGGTTTATGTCTATTGATAATAGTATGGTCAAATATCTGAGTATTACCCATACCCAATTCGTGTAGTAACCTTCCTGCAATCTTTCCACTTTTCATTCGTGGTGTTATCAAAGAACGTTCCTCAGACCTAACTTTTAATCTACGACCCAACATAGTTCCTAACTGAATACCTTTCTCTACACAAGCCTCATATCTTTCAAACGACCATTTACTATTACATAAGTTGTTCAACATATTAGCTTCAACCAAGTCTTTTGTAAGATTACGAACAACAGTTACGGCAGTTTTTTTACATCTACCCCACTTACTATTATAGTGACTATGTTCATACCCTTCACCTGCCATTCTTTCTTCAATTCCACTTTTAGATAATACATCTATTTTAGATTTATCTTTTTTAGAAACTCTCTTTTTAGAGATGTCACCTTCTTGAAATTTCTTTTGTTTCTTAATGGCGTTTTCTAACATTTTCTTTTGTCTTGGTGATAATTCACCATCACCTTGAGTTGTTTTTGAACCACCACCTTTATTAGTTTCTGAAGTCTCACCTTCTGCATCACCATCTGAATAATCACCCCCATCTGAATCGTTTTTTGATTCATCATCACCACCTTGAGAATCATCACTATGATTATCACTTTGTTCACCTTGACCACCATCCTCATTTTCTTGATTAGGGTCTTGACTTGAACTTTCAGATGTTGGTTTTGGTAAAGAATCTTCAATCACCTTGAAAACTTGACAAGCCAACATATAAACCTCAGTAGTATTTTTTAATCTACCAATATTTCTAATATCAATCATATCCCAAACTTCTCTAAGTTTTGGAAGAGCATCTAAATCACGATTTTCATTGGTGAAATTGATAATACGAAACATATATGAATCCCAATCATCAGTACGATGTTCAGACGATTTCAATCCTTTATCAATTATTCTTGAATGAAAATACTTTTTGTACATAGAGTGATAATACCCTTTATACCCAGGTGAAGTAGAATAAATGTAATAGTCAATTCGTCTATCCTCAATTACATTTATCAAATCTTTTACTTTAGGTCTTATGTAGTAATTAGCAAAATGTTCAATAGTTGAACCATACTTTTTGTTTATTGATTCCAAATAATCACCATCAATAGGATATTCAAAATCATCAGCCATCAACCTTTTCAAAACATCAAAATCAGTAAGTTTAATATGAGAACCTTCGTGAAGAGCCAATCCAACGATTGGGTCAAAATCTGATTCATTAATCTTACTTGAAATAGTAACAGTGTTCCCATCTGTATAGGAATCACCACTTGTTTTAAACGTAACGTTAATATCCTTATTTGTAACGATATTCACGAAGTTTGAAACAGCACGTTTATAACTTGCCAATGCCATCAAGTCTGATGATTTTTTACTATTACCATCCTCAAACTCAACATCGGTTGGATTGAAAAAATCATTATCAATCCAAAAGTTAGAATATTTATTTTTGTTTTTACTCATAAATTATATATTTTTTAATTTTCAATAGATACAATACCACCACCTCATCAACCTTACAATATAAAGATACGAAATACCAGTTGAAATTCCTAATATAAAGTGTTAAGATTTTGTTAAAGTTTTTTTGGTTGGATTATTTATATTTGAACCGGTTTTTAATCTGAGATATTACATCATTGTTTTTTTGGTTCTTAATAGCAGTTTCCCAAGTATATCTTAAAAACTTCCAATGGCCATTTTTCATATCAAATCTTAAATCTTCATGTGTATGTGTATTTTCAGAACCAGTAATAAGAGCTCTTACTATGTGGGAATCTTGGGTTTCAAAAGTACCCTTTGTGCAATTACCCATCAGTCGTTCCAAGTATTTAATTTTTGTTGTTAAATCTATACTATCCCAGTTCATTAAATTAATTTTTGTGGAGATGGTGGGAGTCGAACCCACGTCCAGTGATGTTTCCATAATAAGCATTTTACAGTATATAGGATAAGTTTTTCTAAACTTCCAAAACTGATAGGATTAATAAACAATAGGGTGTTTAACGGTTTTCTATCATTACCTTATCATACCATCTGCTTCCTTTTACACCTAACCCACCTACAAGCATACTCAGTAGTATGGTGTGCAGTACTTACCTACTAGGCAGCCATTGCAAGAGAAGTGTTTCCACTTAAACGTTTGATGTAGGTCATCACCCGTACTGAACTTAAAACTTCCATCATCCCGTCAATTCCAGTCATCCCCATATTATATATAGTGCACACCCCCCTCAACCATCATCACAATACTAATATACGATTTTATAGTTGGAATTCCTAATTTAAAATGTTAAGAGTTTGTTAAATTTTCAAGATTCTTTTATTTTATAGATAATAATATATTTCCTCTGACCGAGTTTTTTTACGTTTTTCTTCTGGTAACATTTCCCATGCTCTACCTAATCTCGTTAGACCAATACCACCACCGAATCTTTCAAAGAAATCATTGGATAGAAATTCATTTAATTCAGCTTCTACCCTATCCTTACCAAACAATTCAAACAACTTCTCACAATAAGTTCCTTCCATTATATTATAGAAAAAATGTTTCATCTCATCTGGATTACAACTACGTTCTGCAGTTCCAAACGTTTCTTGTCCAAATAAAATGATATCACATTTGTTAAACTTACCATCACCAATATATTTCATATTCCAAAATGGCGATGTTCTAATAGGGAATGTTTCTAATGATATTGAGTGACCAAGTTCTTTCCACATTCTTGATTCGTGCTCATCTTCAAGAATCTCAACACCACCATATTCTTCGCAAGTCTTATCATAGTCAAGTTGTACTGGCGTATCAAATCCTAAATACTCTGCTAATTCAACATTCAACTTTCTTAAATCATCAAAGTTACCTTTGGATTCAAATTCAAACATTGGAAAAATCTTTTCGTGTCTACCTGGTATTGGTTCTTTTTCGTTTCTGTAAGATGTAGATACACAGAAACACCCTTTCCAATCTGGGTTCTTTAGTAGTTCGTATTCTAACCACATCTGACCTGTTTGTGGTAAAGGCCAAACAACACCATCATATGTAAATGTTGCAACCGAATGTGGATTCTCACAAGCTGCAAGTATAGATTTTCTTGATTGGGATGGTACTTCTACGAAACCTTTAGATAAAAAAAAATTCCTAAGTAATTGTGTAATCTCGTGATAAGTTTGTGTTTGTTTCATATGATTCCTATTTAAATTTTGAGCACTGCTCCTTTAGTGAATAAACATTAATTACGTTTCTTATTTTTTGAGAGTAGCATACCTCAGTCATACAAGATGTAGCATAAACTGAATGTCCTTTAGCTCTCCATTTTTTACTTTGTTCAACGGTTATACCACCACATAATGCATATAACCATCTATTTAATGTGGGTTCGTGAACTATACGTTTTCTGTATTTTCTCATCAATAGTTTTGAGTGATTCCTGATAGAGAACCAAAACGAGTGGTATTTGGTAAATCTATCACTTGGTGAATCATCTGCTGCAACAAGAAATAGATGTTTGTTTTTACCTCTGTATTTATGCCCGAATAGGTTGTTACCCTCAACGGCCAATCTTGATTTCCCGAAGTTTGATTCTAATATTGCTTGAGCAACGATTAACTCTGGTGGGATGTCTTTAAAAATCTTACATTCATCAACTGCCGCCATACACATATATTCTACGAAACTAACCATCTCACGTTTCTTCCATTTTTTGAAAGCTTTACGTTGTTTATTACTTCTACAATGCTTACCTCTCCATTCGTGGTAGGTCAACCATTGTCTATGTCGTGGTGTACCATTCCATTGGTATTTATAGGTACTTCCTTGACCTTCAAATTCTGGTTCGGATACAGTTACTGAATCAAATCTTCCAACGTATATAGGACGATTCTCATCGTGAATATAATATTGTTCGATTTCCGTTTTCACTTTGGTGTTTAGGTGGTTTAGTAGAGGTGGTTTACGGGGTTCGGGTGGGGAATCTGGAATAATTGTAAACATAACAGCAAACGATGTAACGAATAGAAAGGAAACAAATCCGGGCATACCCGTAAATGCTCTCTCTAATATTTGAATAATTTTCATTATACTAATTTTTTTTAATTATAAATAAAATTCCACTACATTAGAAATATATATTGTTTAATTTAGTAATTCGTTTACATTAAACAAAATTTCTACACCAAGGGGTGCGTGAATTTTCAATACTATATCTTCTGTGAGTTTTGTGTTTTTAACAAATATATGTTTTTTAATTTTATCAAACTCAATAATACCATCTTTTACTACAATATTATATCTACCAACTTTAAACAGTTGCTTTAAAATTTCATTAGAAAAATTAGAGTAAATACTAACTTCCAATTTTACATATTTCGACTCGGTTGGGGTGAGTTCTAATTGATATTCATTAGACGCAACACTATATTGTGTACCATCCACTGGTAATGTTTTTACAAAATGAAGCTCACCTTGAGCATTTGAAACTAAAGAGAAACACCAAAACAATAAAACGAATAACTTTTTCATGTTACTAACCTTTTTAAATTTTTAAAATAATCATACTGAAACATAAATATACAAAATTTAATTAAACAATCAAAACTTTTTTTAATAAAATTCAAAATATTATTTGTTATTTTCAATCTCATCACAATATTTGTTTTTAACTCGCTCTGAAATTGGAATTGGGTCATTGTTTTCATCAATCCTAACAAATTTTATTTTAGTTGATAATACTGTGGATTGAGTTCCAGAATATACATTATGGGCCCGTGCTTCTAAGTATAAAGTAACGGATGTGTTACCAATGTCAAAAACAGAACCGTATATTTTAATTAACTGACCTTCCTTGGCCGACTTCTTAAAAATACATTCATCTATTTTAATGGTAACAATCCGCGGAGTATCAGTAACTTCCATTGCATAGGCAGCTCCAGCTGCATCTAACCAAGCCAATAACTTTCCACCGAATAGGTTTGAGTGAAACCCTAAATCAGATTTTTTGACAGGGTGAGTTGATATTAATTTCATTGGGTAATATTGTTTTTAATTGCCAATACCCTTTTTCTTTTGTATGAGTTGTCAAATTTGAAATAATTCCGTTTCATATTTCTACCAAACTCATCCCACGCATCTATGTAGTTGTAGGTTTTACCAGTTCCGAATAAATCACCACGTTTCATCATTCGTTTTTTCCTACCATAGTTTGTTTCGGTTGCTATGATAGCAAGTGTTATTCCGACTGGTACATCATACTTAACATATACATACCATGCCATATCTGCATATTCATCAAAAAATTCTTTCTTGAACTTTGGTAATTTGTGATTGGATTGCCCTTGTATTGGTGCACAAAAGCAAAGAATAGTAACTACTGTAAGTAGTAATAAAATAATTCGTGTCATAACTTTTTAGTTTTTATTAGGTAATTTATTTATATTTATTTTTAATGTATTCGCAATATTTATCTTGTTTCATTCCATTAACGAAGAACCACCCAAGATTTAGCTCAAACCACTTGATAAACTTTTCAAAAATATTCATAGTTCATTTGTTTTTATAGACTTCCCTTGATACGGCTTGGTATATATCATCACTACCAATAACCTCTTGTCCTCTATCGTTGGTAAGTCGTTTAGTAAATACAGCGTCACCACCAGTATCTTTACATACAGCAGTGACAAATGTTATATTATCAACTCGTGGTATAATTAAACTTATCTGTTTAAATTGATTTCTCAAATAATCCCCATTCAAACCACATGCCTCTACTACCTTGCCATTGTTAGCCCATAGGTCAGCATAACAGGCACCATCTGGATAAAATTGGATTTCATCAACACATATAACATCATAGTCACAAACAAAATAATCTGCTTCTTCTAACGTTTTACATGAAGTTGCTTTATATCTTAGATTGTCATGTGTAACAATCTCTTTTGTACTATATCTATCGTCTTTAGCATACTTAATTAACAGACATTTCTTACCTGCGATTTGGTATCGCCTGTACCTATTAAGTAACATTGTACTTTTACCCGAGAACATCGGGCCAACAATTAAATTTAGTTTCCCCATATTAATAATTTTTATTTATACATAGCAGATGGGTCATTGTCATCAGTGCGATGAGAACCCCCCACGGGGTCTATCCAATGGTTACCACCATACATTAAAAAATCTATTAAACTAAACACAGATGTTTTACAACTTGTGATTTCTAAAATCTCATTGAATTGTTTTTGATATCTATATGCATGGTCAATATACACCGAAGCAGCTTCAATATAGTTACCCTTATTTATATAACTTGTAAACTCTTTTAAGTAGTCCATATACTTTTCAATTTTTAATATTTTAACAAAATGCAGAATAATTACAATAATCACCCCCACAATATTCATCTTCCGGCCATTTGTCACATCCACATTTACACTCTAACCCCATTTCTATTGGTTCATTCTTTTCTTGTTCAAACATAGCATCGTAGATAGCTTCCCCACCTTTACTATAACCATCCCAACCTTTTAAATCATTTGATGTAACCCTTTCCATAACTTTTAAATTTTTATTTTTTATTTTACTAAAAGTACTTTAAACAATCTCATAGGTATCACCAACCCTGTATTGTTTCCTGCAACAACTGTTACCGAAACGGGTGTTATTCTTAAAATTTCCATTTCTTGGACACCAACCCATCCTCGTTTGGCTCTGAAACCATTTTTTCTAATAAGTTTTGCATTAAAGTTTAATTCAACCGTATCTCCTACTTTCATAATTTTTCAATTTTTATTTTTTAAGAATACATATCTAAAACAACATCACCAACCGGTTCATCTAAGAAAACCATTTTTAAATTAGCAATCACAACTTTGTAACCCATTTCAAACACACCCCCATCGTTAAGTTCGTGTAGAAATTCTGTAATCATTTGTGTTGCGTCTGACTCTATCATACCTTCATTATCCATTAAATGTTTATGACACTCCATAGACACTTTGTGGATTTTTCTCATTTTGGAATTTAAATCTTTAACTGGATTTCTCATTTTTTATGTTTTAACTTTAAAATAAATTCAATCCCCACCAACTCATCAACCTTACATTACTAAGATACGAAATACCAGTCAAAAAAACAAGTTTTTAACCAATTATTTTCAAAAAAAAGTGTTAAAGTTTTGTTAAGACTTAATTTATCTCTCAAATCCGATGATTTTTATTATGAGACACGACTGGGTAGTGCGTGAAATTGGTGAAATGAGTTCACCTTTGTTATTTTTACGAATAACTTTCAATAGCAGAGAATTTTAACCCAAGTAGTTGCCAATTTACGGGTAAAAACACTTCATTATCATATTTTTCAATAATTTCAAGTGTTGTGATTAAATTATCACGTTCACTTACTAAATTTGTTTCTGGACCTTCATTTAATTCATTATTTATTTCAATAATGCGTGTTATCATCTTATCAATTGATTCCATAGTTCAAACCTTTTAAAAAATGTCGAAAAAATAAAGACTAAACCTAAATAACTATAATAAATACAAAATAATTGTGATTTCGTTACTATAATATAGTTCTATTTTGAGAAGTTAACGATTTCAACTCATCCGCAAGGTCTTTTGCCTCATTTTTAGTGAACTTTATATTCATTTCGTGACCATTTTTGGAATTATCTTTCGTAGTTATGATAATATCATCATTATCATTAGAAATTGTAACTGAGCGACCCTCAACTGAACTGAAAATCTGTACTAACCTACTTACCATAACAATTTGGATTTAAATTGATGTCACCATCCGTATTTAATTGATGCATAAAGAAAAATAAACAACAAAAACAACACTATTAGTATTTCATCAACATGCCATTTAATCAAAAAATCTTTTATCTTTTTCATAAGATTAATATTTTATTATAAATATGGTTTTATAACTTGATAACACAAAGATACGGATTAAATACTGTTTTCAATTGTGTTGATAACCCACAGTAATTTATCATATGGTCAATAAATGACTGTTTAGCATACGTACCATCGGAACTACCGAACCCCTGACCCTTTGGCCAATCACTATACTCACTAATAACCTCATCAATAGAAAATTTTATTGAATCAGCATAAACTATGTTACTTGACATCAATTCTTTTATCAAGTCATAACCTTCAATACTTTTACAACTATCAACTAACCCATAAACATTAAATGGCGGCGTACTCATAACTTTTATATTTTTTATATTTTAAAATTTATTTATCTTACCACCCCTCATCATCATTGTATTCAACCAAATCTACTAAACATAAGTCAGTAGCCCCACTTACCCCACTCACTTCCGCTGTACCAACGAAGTACGTTAAACCTTTAACATTATAACTCGGATACATCTTTTCAACTTTATTCTCAACTACTGCATCTTGCATCATAGAAATTAATGCTTCGTGAACGGTATATCCTTCTTCAATCATATCATTAAACTTATCCTCTGGATTACTAAGGGATATGGAACATTCTACTTCAACGGTTTTTCTGTCCTTATAATTATAATACTCTACACTCATAATTTTTATATTTTTTATATTTTAAAATTAATTTATCTATACATTGTTACAATTGAACCAAACTCATCATCAAACACTTTTAATAGATGTTCGTAGTCACCACTCATCATATCTTTTATAAGTGGTTTGTGGTCTATACCAAATTGTTTACATAAGTTTTGAGCAACTCCTAAAATGTAGAATGAGTTACCTTGTGGTCCAGTCAAATCGATTTCAATCGTTGTTTGAAGTGACTTTTGTTTTGTCTTAATCATAATTTTTAATTTTTTTAATATGTTCTATATAATGTTTTTTTTAAATCTGATGCCATCAACCAAGACTGACCTTCTTCCATAACGTGTTCTTCTATGTGACCATCTTCACCAGTAATTGATAATCTCATTTCCACATTAACTCCCAACCCGTCTCCATCACAACCTTGACCTTTAAGACCAAATCCCTCTCCACTCAACTCGCATGTAATACAAGTATCACCATACTTTTCCATTAACTGTTTTAACTCAGATTTGAAACTTTTAAATTTTTCACTCATTTTATCACTCATCTTTTCTATGTTTTAATTAACCAAATCTCCCCCCATCAACCCTACAATATAAAGATACGAAATACCAGTTGAAATTCCTAATATAAAGTGTTAAGATTTTGTTAAAGTTTAAGAGAAAAAAATTCCCCTACACAACTATATGCTATGTAAGGGAATTATTTAATTTAAGAGATGATTAAAAATCTAATTTTAATTGGGTGTCATCTATATCATCACTACCACGACCCCTATTTGTTAGTGGGTCTTCCAAACCTACATTGTCAACACGATTAGAACCACCATTATGTTTAGATTTCAAATGAGAACCATCATAACCATCTAAATTAAGAACATCCAATGGTTTACCAAACACATCTTTATAGTCGTTGTATTGAGCGATTTCTTCCTTTGATGGCATGTATTTACGAGATTCAGTTAAAATACCTTCATCAATACACTCATTAAACGGAAATGAATTAAAAAACATTTCCATTCTATTTGTTATACTAACTGTACTTTGATTGTTTTGAGAATGCGAATAACCATTCTCAATGGTTTGATATTTTTTGGTTTCATCATTAAAGAACCAAGATAATGGATGTGGTTTACTCTCACTACCCTTAATAGTTATATGGTGTTTCATAAACTTCGTTAGTAATTTTTTTACATTTTTTGGTTTATATACCACAAGATGTCCTATCTTATCATATAACCTATTACCTTTTTTACCACCATCTAATATGAACCTAAACACAACCCAGTTAATCATTTCAGGTAGACTTGTTTTAACATCTCTACATTTGAGTATCTCAGAACAATACTGAAATATTTTTTTATAGTCCGATTTGATTAAATTTTCAGGTCCATTTAGTATTTTACTCACATTGTTTCTCCAAGTCCCAGACTGTAATAATTCAGATAATATCACAGTTAAGTACTGGTTACCATCACGATTATGTTTAAAATCAGTTTTAGGACTTTTAAGTTTAGTACGATATAGTTTAGTAAATTCCTTACCTTGTTTTGTATCAAATATATCTATTAAATCAATGACATATTTAACAAACCGATTTGATTGTTTCCACTCTTGAAATTTAGCCCAACTAATACCATTTTGTTTGTTAAGCAAAGTATCTATTATATCTTGAAACAACCAGAAATCAGTAACAACAGTAAAAGTTAATACTTGTTCATCAAGATATTCTCTTACTTTATATGGTAGGTCTAAATACTTTGTGTTTTTAAGTAGGTTTCTATTCAATACACCATTAATTATAACATCTACTTTTTCAGAAAACTTACCAATTCCACCATACACTCCTTTAACATAATTTAAAATCGCTAGGAACATACGATTTTGACCATCAAGTGATATATATTCAACACCTGAATTTTCAAAATGTTTTACTAATTTAATACCACTTTGGTAACCAGGATTACCAGTTTTTTCATAGTCTTGTTCAAGTTTTTCTACAACTAAACCAATTGGTACAATCGAAAATCCATCAAGTAAATAAGTACCCTTAAATAAAGACGCTATGTAACTACGAGACCTTTCATAGTCGTTAGCTGACCATTCGTCAACTAAAAGTTGTCTTTGTAAAAATTCTTTTATCGAAACGATTTTATCATTCAATAACATTTCAATAAGTGTTTTAAACGTAATTGAAATTGAATGACCTTTAATACGATTTCTGATTTCGAAATCATTAATTTGTTTGAAACCCCAATTGTGGGAGTCTCCTTTTTTTGCTACTTTTTTCATAATGAAAAGCTTTTTAAAGATTACTAAAGTATGTAATCAACTGTTAATAAAATAAATAATATGACTCTTGGCGGCCATTGACCTTGGTTTTTTGTTATACAACCAATTATATTTACAATATACAAAATATTTTTGACAATTCCAAATTTAGTTTAATTTAATTTTTCTAAAATTGGATGCCATAACACTCGTTTCTTTTTTCTATCTCCAACTAAGATGTTACCATCTAACATAGAGTCTAATGTAATAGTAGTAGCGTAATAGTTACCACTCGTACTTGATATCCAATCTTCTTCGTTTAGATACTTGTGTAATGCGAACCAACTAAACTCATTGTCGTTGATGTCATATACAACCATTAAATAATCGGAACTTCTTTTGGAATACTCACCACCTCTCCATGATTTACCAGATGTGGTTTTAATTTCTAAGGGTACACTATCTACTATAAGGTCTGGTTCAGAATCCACTTTGGGAGCGGTAATATTGATTCCAAGTCGTGAGGCGACAGTAACCATTTTACTTTCTATAACACCAGATATACATTCAGATAATTGTTTCTTGGTCATTGGGTTTCCCTCTTCACCATGTACCTTCATAATACGGTTCATACCCGTGGTTACTTCCTTTAGTGTAGGTAGTATAAGTTGTTCAAGCGTAGACTTCATAGATTGTTATTTTTAATTCTTAGTTATTAATTATAATACAATATACAAAAAATAATTGACAATTCCAAATAAGTGTGATAAATAAAATTAGAAATTTCATTTTATATTTTCAAGCTCAACTTCTTTATAAGAATCATTCTTATCTCTCTTAAATCTTTTTATCTTACCACTCTTGATACCCTCATCAAGTGGTATTTGTATATAGGTATAATTGCGTAAAGCCTTTAATGAACCATCTTTTTTTGTTCCATATGTTACAACACCATCTATATACTCTTTAATTAAATCACCTCTACATACAATAACTTCATCACTTGGACTATCATGTATAACTTTAGCATACCATATATCATAATCGTGATATTCATTATGATGTCTACTAACATACGCAGCTCTATCATACGATTTAATTACCTTTTGTTTTAATTCATTCCAATACCTTATTTTTCTGGTAGGAATTTTATAAGAAACACTTTCTTCCATTTTTTCAGCCGTTGAACGTTCCACCTCAATACCAAACTTGAGTTTATCGTTACACAAGTCTACTCCATATTGAGTACCATCATTTAATATTGGGAATTTACCATTTACCTTTATGTCAGATAAAAAATCATCGTTTGAGAACGCAGAATTACTTGAAGTTATTTCATTCCAAAAATCATTTACTATTTTTCTTTCTCTTGAATCATCAAATATATTCATAATTTTTAATTTTTATTTTTAAATTTAATAGTGTGTTTTACAAATTTCATTTGTTGATTTGCTTACCCCTTGCCCGTAGAACCGAATCCTCCGACTCCCCTTTCCGTATCCGACAATTTGATTACCTTCCTAAACTCAACCTCTACCTTTCCGCTTATTTCATTGAATATCCCTTGCGCAATCCTATCACCATGTAACACCTTATATGCATACTGCGAATGGTTAATTAATATCACACCAACCTCACCTCTATAGTCGGAGTCAATTGTACCTGGTGAATTAAGAACAGTAATACCATGTTTAGCTGCTAAGCCACTTCGTGGTCTAACTTGTAGCTCCACATTCACAGGTAGTTCAAAATACAAGCCGGTGGGGATGACCTTAAATTGTCCAGACTCTAACATAATAGGTCGGTCTAAATTGGCTCTGAAGTCGAACCCGGCAGAACCCTTTGTCTGGAATTCTGGGTCTTCGTTATCTGATAAATTAATAAAGTTAATTCGTTTAGGGAAATCTAATGTTGTTTGCATATAGCGTATGTATTTATATTGTTTATAGAATCGATTGTATCTGAATGCAGGGATAGGTTGCGGTTTCCATACCAACTACCATTACCATTACACCCTTTCTTAGTAGAACGGCAACTGAACGATACGACTACCATTAAAGTTACCATTGCGAAAAATAGTGTTTTATTCATCTTTGTTTAAAATTTTGTTTATATTTAATAGAGTGCCTATTAACAGCACTAAGAATTTAAATCCGAAAATTATGCATATTACTATAAGCATTGATTTACTCATCTTTGTTTTGGTTTGTTTTTTATCATCTCTAATACAAATTTTAGATTAGTCTTAGTAGTTCTATCATCCCACTTGAACCATTCTTTTACTGCTTCATAACATTGATAATAACCTAATGTATTAATAAACATTATTGTTTGTGTAATTTCTTCTTTACTCATCTTTTTCATAATTTATTTTTGGTTAATTATTGGTTTAAGTACGTTCCATCCTCTTCACACTCATCACCTTCTTCATCCTCATATCCGACCAAGAAACATTCGTCTTGGGTTAGACGAATGTCATTGTTTTCCGTATCCTCTAAGGTCACAACCATATCTGAGAAGGCGAACCTTGCATAAACCTTTTCTGCTTTTCTAATCTTTTTCATAATTTATTTTTTAAGAGAATGCCATTGCCATCAATATGCAAGTATTCAAGAACATCAAGGCATAAACACAGAACTTTAGTTCATTTACTTCGTTCTCCATTTTAGTAATCTTGATTCTGTTTTGTGCATCTTGTTCAGCTCGTTCATTTTCATTTTTCATAATACGAGTGTGCAGTTTAGCATGATTATCCATTAGATAGTCTACTGCTCTACCTGTGTCTTTTGTGTTATACCATTCCTCTTTCATAACATTTCTATTTTTTATTTTTAAATTGTTTATATATTCCGAATATGAATCCTGCTGTGTACATTGTAATGCAACAAAATACTAAAACTCCTGCTAATGCCAACATTACTATAAACAATGACTTCATACACCACTCCTTTCTTTCTTTCTTTTTTTATATTTGTAATCATAAATAAAGTTCATTGCCCACTGATGTGCTTCAAATGGGTCATCAAACCCATCCTTCGTAATCTCTGTAATCCAACTCGTCTTTCCTTTTCTGTAAATGGCAATGAGCCATTCTGTGGGTTCTTTTCTTGCAAGAGGCGAAACTTGTATCCACCAACCTTCTTTCAATATATTCTTAAACTGATTCTTAGTCATGTAACCTCACTTTGTTTTACTTCATTTAAAAATTCTCTGTTAGTACTTGTTGTTTCCATTCCTCAAACCCACTCTTCAACACATCCCATGTAATTACACTAACTCGTGAATGTAAAGTCAAGTCATGGCTTTTGATTTCATAGTTCTTACCCACCCCCTTCTCAATAACGATTTTCACAAGAGATTTATACGGTGCAAACATAGAGATTTTATACTTTAGATAGCCGACACTATAACCCCATTCAAGGTTTGGGCAGTTAGCCATTTTCAGTATTACATCCCAATGTCGTTGTTGTATCTGTCTACGCATTTAATAATATTTTCGTTTTTCTTTGGACTTACGAAGAGCCTCTAAAAGTAACTGAGCCACCTCTACTGTAATTTTACCATCGTAGTACAATTGGTGTATTAGTCTTGTCATCGTTTAATTATAAAATTTAAACTTCATACCATCGTGTAATTCTTTATGCATCTCATCCCCAACATATGTATTTTTTACCCAATAACCATATACATTTGTATACGGCTTGGTGTGGGAATGGAATGTGTTTCTACCTTGTTCATCATACTCCCATGTCCAATAACTACCACCCCGGCCTTCACTATATAATTTACTTGTACGCCACGGTAAATGTTTATGTCTAATTTCTTTACCCCTTACTATAATATTCGGGCCAAATATTCTAGCTAAAATATGATGTATCATCTCTTTGGGAAATCCTGCACCGTTCTTTAATACTTTAAAGTACGGGGCCCCATATAATTCAAAATAATCAATTAGTAAATCCTTAATAGGAATACCATTTTCTTCTGATAATTTTTTTACCTTTTTAATATTTTCTGATTTATTGGTTTTTAATAAATCGAATAACGTGTCTTTACTTATCGTCTTATTCATCTTTGGTTTGTTTAATTATATATACAAATTTATTTTTATCTAACATTATTTTATATACTATATATGCTTCCAAATAGGTTTTCATAGGGAGAAAAAAGCGACCTCGATATAAAAACGTAATAAAGCCCTTTGCAAGCGGTTGATTCTCTTGGGGTTACAAGAAACTATGCCCCCCCCCTTGGAGAAAAAACAACCAACCGAATATGAGCCACATCTTGGCCGCGTCCCTTGTGGTACGTACTTACGCTAGTGGAACCAGTTAACCTCCATGTTTTGTTAGTGGCCGACTTACCACATTCTGTTGGTTGAAAATAAACTATAAAAAAAATGAAATTATGTCTAACACCAATCTTCGCCACTATCTTTCTGGATAGCCAATTGGGAATCGGCTTGGTCTTCCAAGTAATCCCTCTCTAACTGCTTATTGGCGAAGTAATCTATTTTCTTTGCAGCACGTAGTACTGCCTCTGTATCTTCTTGTTTAATGGCTATCTTTAATACTGTGTTCCAATATTCTAACTTTGGATAATAACCATTTGGATAGTTCTCTCTATACCTACTATACCTATACTCATTCATACTACTATATGTTTTATTATTTAACTAATTATTTTTTACTTCATTTTTGCAATTTTCTTCTTTAATATCTTTTTGTTCCACTCCAATCTATTCTCCAACCATATTACATAATCATATTCGCCATCCCAACGAGCCTCTCTTATGTTCTTTTTCATTTGGTTTAAGATTCGTCTCTCAAACGTGATTAACCGCTTAGGGTTTAAATTTAACTTCGTGTCTTTCATTTTATATTTTTTAATTCCAATTCAAATTCGCTACATACTTCTCATATGCATCGTCAGGTAATCCACCACCGTAATACTCGTTAGTGGCATTGGCCACCGTATCCATATCAACCTCTGATAATCTTGACCACCACTCATCATCACAATCAGCCACATTAGTACCCATACCTTCTGCAAGTGGGTCATACGGAGAATACGCAGATACCTCAAGAGTATCAACGTTGAAATAACAACCTACCGAATGCAAATATCTAAACTTATCAACCATAATTTTTAATTTTTATTTTTTAAATCCATCTCCCCTAACAACCTTACACTACTAATATACGACAATTCTTGCATATTTCCAAATTAAAAGTGTTAAGGTTTTGTTAAAAGCCTTGAGCCCATTCTTTCCAAGTTTTCTTTTCCAAATCAGGTTTTCTGTTTGGGTCTTGGTAATCCCTAACGTTTAACTCCATACCATGAACACATACACACATCGTGTATAGTCTGGCAATTTTATCTGCATCCCTCACTGGCTCTTTACACGCCTCAACCAACTCATTATATATTTTCATTTTATCACTCATATTTTTTATTTTTAATTTACTTCAATTTTAATTGGTGGCAATGGAGGGATTCGAACCCCCATCAGTCATACTCACGTTTCGAACCGTTTTACAAACTCACCACGAGTCTATTGTATGTTTCAACCTTATTCAA